AGTTTTAGTGCCTCTTCTTTAGTAAGAACTTTATGCCCGAGAATAATATCAGTGGGTCGCAAGTGTTCTTGAAAACATTCAGTTGCCTGTTCCATAGCGACTGTATCCAATGCATACTCACTTTTACCTTTTGGTACTTCAACCATATAACTAACCTTGAATTGACTTAGTGTCTCAACCAGAACCCATTCAGTTTCCTCAGGTTCTTGTTTAGTAATACTATATGTACCATCATCATTCTCAGACCAATTAAGTGTATCACCTACTTGCCAGCCTTGACTTTCAAGTTCTTCCCACATCTCATCTGAGAGTTTAAAAAACAATTCATCCTCATCATTTTTTTGAATTGTTACTGTTTCTTTAATACTCATTATAACTCCTTACATTAACATACGAATTAAACCAAGTGTGTCAATACTAACTAACAAGAAATAGTTAGCCAACATTCCAAATGATTTCCTAGTGTAAGCAGCCCAAGCGTACATAGCACAACCAGAAATCCAAATCGGATACATGACAAGAAGCGGAGGGTTGGGTACAGTGAGCGCCATTGTAATGCTACAGCCAATACTGATAGCCCAAGCCAGCAACTCGATGCAAAAGCGAAAAGGGTGAGTGCGGTAATCATCTTTGATCCAAGAAAAAATGCCTGTTAAAATATCATTCATAATGCAATGATATCACAGGCATTAGTTCTTGTCAAATGTTTTGGTTATCTTATATCTTCGGTGTGTTTATGTTTAATAGATTTTTTAAGAATCTTAAACCAAATCTTCTTCTCTTTTTCTACTTTGTGTTCAAAGATAGACTGATATAATTTTTTGCGTAGTTTTCTTAGTTTCATATTAATTTGGTACCAATACTATTTTCTTTTGATTTGTTTGTGGGTCGATCATTTCTTGCCAGTGATAACCTACTGGTGGCACTTGAACGACTGTTTGCGGTTGTTGTACAATGACTGGTTGTTGTTCAACAATTACAGGAGCTGGTCGTGATAATTCATATCCAATCACTCCACCTACGATAGCAGGGGCTACCCAGCATCCACCGCAACCATATCCACCATGATAGTAACCACCGTGATGATGCCATTGGGCGCTTGCAGTCAATGCCAATGTTGTTAATGATAATGCTAATAATTTTTTCATAATAAGAACTCCTTTATGTATATAACGTTTGACGTTATAATTTAGTTGACATAATTATTTATCAAAAACTCCCTTGTATTTTTTGCTATTTGATAATGGTTTAAAATGTTCGTTGTATAATTTTTCCATTGTTAGATAGAGCATGTCAGCCTCAAATTTAGTCATTCCAGCTACCCATGGTGGATCATTATCCTTCTTACGCAAATTATAATCAGGTCTATACATCAAACACATTTTATGTATGTGTGCTTTTTTACGTTTCATGGTTTCTCAATTTTACACATTCATTTACGACAAAACTTGGATAATTGTCCCTAGCAGCTAATACATCATTGCATCTAAAGGTAATCGTAACAGTATCATCTTCATCATATTCTTCATTTTCAAAATAACCATATAATACCACTACTACAAAAAATAGTATACCAATAAAAAGCAATGGTTTTAAAAATTCAGATATTAAATTAGGATTCATATTATTCTACCGATTGTGAGGTGTGTTTACAACTTTTTCTAAAAGTAAAACCGGGGCACGTACACGTATAACCACTACTATTTTTAGTAACAGTATATGTATTACCTTTGCTACCGGACACTTGCCAAACTTTTGTATCAGTATTCACATTGTTGAAAGTACCATTAAGCAATTCAATGTCTTCAACTAAACTCATTGACATAACACGTACTGAAATATCTTTATCACCAGTCAAACAAAATTGCTGGTCAGTCAACCACTTGTGAGGCTTCAATACAGTACCTTCAAAAGTAATCACAGTAGGTTGAGGTGGAATCATTACTTTACCTTGAGGGTAACGCATTGATACACGAACCTTACTTCCTACTGCGGGTACTAACATAATGATTCCTTAAAACAAACTTGCAATATATTGACCAAATACTATTAATCCAATTGAAAGGCAACTAACTAAAATACCACCAATGAATAACAGTATGGGTACTACTGGATCAAACTTCACTATTATGCCTTGTTTCCATTTTATTTAAAATTTCTTCATGTTTAAGTTGGTTCAACTTAAGATCATAAATCAAATACAATAAAAACAATATAGAAAAAATAGTTATACCTGTTGAAATCTGTTCCATTGTAAAATATACAAATATTTCATGTATAACAAAATATACGCCTAGGCCAAAGCCTAATGCTTTGATTGTAAATAAAAGTGCTGCTAATCTCATTATTACTCCTGTTCTGCTAATTCTAACACAAGTGCTTGACTAAGTAAAGTAAATTCTTTCCCAGTACTTACATACCAATCACCATCATCCATGATGTAAAAATACTCACAACCAATATAACTCATTTCATCAACAAATTCTTGTTCGTTTTGAAAGGTTCTATATCCAGAACATTCTTCACCACGATCACGACCATAAAAGTTTGTGTCTGACCTGAAGCCATCTTCATCATACTTGCACAGGGTGTCAGGTCTATCAAAATCATGTGCTTCACCAATATCAGTACCAAGACTACTGATATCACCTAGTGCAACTAAAAAGTTTGCCTTTGCACTATTATAATATTTTTGTAGGATAGCACCGTTGTGTGCCAGGTAACCATCCCAGTGACAGTAAACTGCTTTGATGTTGTCACCATGCTTAACTGCAATTGCTGATCTTGTTCCCATGATATATTCCTTAAACTAAATTGATTTGAAAGCCGATTGTAACTGGAATCATTTTCTCATCATATACACGATTACTACCACCGTAACCTTCAAGTTTTTCACGACCAATAACTTCCAATGCATTCCAAATTGTAACACGTTGATCGGTAAAACACATTTCAGTAGCACCCTCAACCGTAGTATAGAAACCTACTCCGTTAACGATAACACGAATTTTTTGACTATTCTTGAGACCTTTAATGATTTGTTTTTTACGCATTTTGTTTCCTTTTGTTGATTCAATACAAGTATTATAGCAAAGAATGGATTTATTGTCAACTTTTGGGTATGTTGTTTTTTAGCAACAAGTGTGATTATGCCACTACTTCCAAAATGACATCATCGTAGTTTTGTGTAATCCACTCTTTATAGACTGCTTTGGCCTGATTTAAATCATCGCCTTCATAATCAGCTACTCCGCCTACCCAAACAATAAATTTGCTGACGTTATTTGCGTTTGACATCTCTAACTCCTTTTTGCTTAACATGCTGTTATTATACTCGATCTTGAATTTTTGGACAACCAAAAAGTGTTGTTTTTACGCAACACTTGCCTTAATTCTAAGATATTTGCGATATTGGGAACATTGTGTTACTTTAACATGATTCTCAAAACCTGACAAAGACAACATAAACTCAATATCTTTTTTGAAGTCCTCTGTAACCTGAGAATCAACTATAAATGTTACCAAACGCATAGTTGGATCACTTGCCTTATCAGTATAACTACGTGAAGCCAATGTGTTACCGTAATATTTACGAACTAAAGCACGAATTTCTTTTGTGTTTCCAATCATTTGTAACTCCTTTAATTAATCAATACAAGTATTATATCAAAGAACCGATTTATTGTCAAATTTTGGAACGTTTTTCATCCAACATTTCAAACAAAATAAACTTGGCAATATTTAGATTTGCTCGGATCACCTCGTCTGTGAATGGAGCAGGGATAGAAGGATTCTTCATTGCAATCAACTCCTGACAGTCTGACAACAGACCAGCAATGACCATTTCTTGACCTGAAAGCTTTGCGGTAATACTTTCCATGTACTGTTTACGAATGTCTTGTTCAGTTAAGCCACCGTACATTTTAGTTTCTACACTCATTTTTTGCTCCTTTAATCAATCAATACATGTATTATATACCCAAACCGATTTATTGTCAAAAAAAGGTGTGTTGCATTTACACAACACACCCTGACTGTTTATCTACGTTGACCAGGATCACATGGATTCAAGGGCCAGTGCCATTTTTTACATTTTTCGCATTCCATATTTAACTCCTTTTTGTTGACAGAAAATACATTATACTGCTAAATCTACCCAATGTCAAATACTTTGTTGCTTTTATGCAACAATTAACTACACATCATTTCTTCTTCATAGGATGAGAAAATTTTATCTGCTCTTTTTCCAGTAGAATCATAGTATCTTAATATTTTGAATCCTTTACGCACTTCTGTAGGACGCTTATTGCTACCGGCCAAGTACTTAGCAATTACTTTAGCATCTTTTAGTGGTTTTGTTTTAGTGACTGGATTCCAAATAGCCCAATAACCACTACCATCTACATCGCCATATGCTTGCCAAACTTCGTATGACATAATCACTCCTTTTTGTTGACAGAAAATACATTATAACTCTAACCCGAAATAATGTCAAACTATTTCATCAGGGCATTAAAGATTTGTTGTTGTAATTCTGCAACATCTTCATTGGAGACATAAAAGTCAGTTGTAGGGTCGTAATATTCCCCTGCTTTTGGATCATAGTATAAGACCTGACCATTGGGGTAGTGAAAAGGACCTTCTAAACCCTTGCGAGGACCATACTCTTTATTGTGCTGAAAAACATAATACGACATAAAAAGCTCCTTTTATCTGAATAAGAATACATTATAGTCCCAAAACGATTTATTGTCAAATTTTGGGACTATAATTTTTTATGATTTATAGCCGCAATACATTTCAGTATCGTACCAGGCTACTGCTTTAGTATTCAATTCATAAATCAATACAGGTGATGCTTTTGTATTAATTTTATCAAATGTGAGATCAGACTCAAATTGGTCCGTCATCAGTTCTTCGTCATGTTCAAAAAAATCACCATTGATTTCTACATTAATTTTATTAGAATTCACAAATGTATCAATATCGTATGACATATAAAACACCTTTCTTGTTGATGAAGTATGTATTATATATCCAAAACGATTTATTGTCAAATTCCGGGTACTACTCGTTTTGTAAGAATGCTATCAACTAGTCCATAGTCTACTGCTTCCTGTGCACTTAGATAATTGTCACGTTCCATATCCTGAATAAGTTGGTCGTAAGTTTTACCCTTACTATTATGCTTAACATAAATTTGTGTAAGGTTCTTTTTCATCTCTAGGATTTCATTAACTTGAATCAACATGTCAGTTGCTTGACCACGTGCACCACCACTAGGTTGATGGATCATGTGTCGTGCGTTTGGTAGAATATAACGCTTGCCTGCACTACCTGCCTGTGCAAGTAAACTACCCATACTACATGCTTGACCCATTACAATTGTATGTACATCTGGTTGAATAAATTGAATACAATCATATATAGCCATGCCAGCAGTTACTGATCCGCCTGGGCTATTGATGTAAAGTGAAATATCTTTGTTACTATCTTCAGACTCTAGGAATAGTAATTGGGCTACAATAAGATTTGCCATTTGATCATGGACTTCGCCCTCTAATAGAATAACTCTATCACGCAATAATCGTGAATAGATATCATAACTACGCTCACCTTTTGCGGTGTGTTCAATAACGATTGGTACTAATGCCATAAAACTTCCTATAATAAAAACATATTATAGCAAAATTTTTATGCAATGTCAACGCTTTGTGCGCCCAGCATTACCGGTTTTTTTATCTGAAAGTTTAATAACTTTTTCTGGTTCTGCTACATTACTAGCAACTTGAGATACATCGGGTCCTATTTTATCACCTACATTTGTAGTTGAGTCACCATCTGGACTTACATCTTCGTAGTCATCCGCACTACGACCCAATTTAAAACTGAATCCTGCACTACTAGGTTCTACTGCACTACTCTTGTTTTCCATAGTAACTACACCTTCAAGCTTTGCAGGCCATTGTGTAGCAAATGTTAACTCACCATTTGGGTGATAGTCAGTATATTGTTGCACAAAATTCATTTCTAATACTTGTAATATAGTATCAGCAAATTCTGGTATAGCCGCTTTGCTATTAACTTGATGTGCAATAACTTTTTTGATTTTATAAACCATTTTGCCACCATCAGTAGCTGCATCACTCTTAATATCACTTATCAGAGATTGGTATACTTTTGCAAGTTGTAGAGGTTGTTGACCACCTTTAGCACTATTGATACTCTCAATGCATTGTTGTTGTAATCTTGGTGCTTTAGTAGCAAATGGTAATACTTTATACCATTCTTTTGGTAAGCTATTGGGATCAGTTTGATATAAGAAATCCATGATTTTGAATGCTTGCACAATGGTACTAGGACCGCTACTGTCTTTACCTGCTTGACACAGTTCAATCAATTTTACCGCATTCTTTAATTTAGGATTGCGTCTAACTTCATCACTTATCTTTAAGCCTGATATTGCTGGTGCAGCTCCACCACCAGTACCTTTACTTGAAATATTAACGCTGTGTGATGTGTTGGGATTACTGATGATTGCATAGCTATCTGCAATATTATTGTTTGCGGCGCTTGGGAAGTTAAGAGTTAGTTCTCCTATACTAGCACCTAACCATTGAATAAATTTTTCTTTTCTTGGAAAACGACTGCGTTCATATAGTAATGCAAGTACCCCCAAGTATTCACCTGCGTAGTCTACAATAGCCTTACGTTCTTTTTCTTTTTCTTTTGTTAAATATTCCTCAGGTAATTGAACATGTTCATCTGATATAATATATTGTGCTAATTTCAAAACTACTTGTCCATACTCTGTCTTTGCTAATATTTCATTACTAGCAATCACATTATACAAATCAGTTGCAGGAATATTTTTGTCAGTAATTTTAATTAGACTAGGTTTTAATAGCATTGATTCTTTTGGGCTACCACCAAAGTCTTCATTTTTAGCAAGTGTTGATAATAATATTTCATTACCATCTCTAGTGAGTATTGGGAATGGTTTTTCACCAGTAAAATTTTTCTCTCTATCTAATTTCTCTATTCGTTTTGCTTCATTAGGATCAAGATAAACTTCCTCACCAGTTATGTTATCCATAAAAGGTTGATTACTTTTTATCTTTTGAATGAATGTTGCTAGTCTCGCTGGGTCTTTTTGAAGTTCTTTAGGAGTTAATCCTTTGGCAAAAATAGTAGCAGGAGCGTTAGGATCCTTCTTTTTGGCTTCTTGTAGTTTGTCTAATAGGTCTAATAAATCACGCATAATGAGTATTTATCAGTTTTTAGCACTTAGTCAAATCTTGATACTTGAACCATTTGCGTTGACTGTGTGCAGTTCTTAGTGGAATACTATATAGTGCTAATTTGTCTCTAAAACGAAAAAAACTAGGACCATGACTCATTATACTATCCATACCCTTATTATTTCTATACACACTTTCTATATCCCATTGATGTTGGTGTGCCATTTCATGTGCCAGTATAGTAACCGTCCATTGTGCACAGAACCACTTGTCCATTAGTTTTATTTCACAAAAACTACCAGTATCATATATGTCGTTGTTCCCCAAACACATGCCCCAGTATTTTCTACATCTAGGACCTATTCTGAATTTAGGCATTTTTAATTCATTATCAAATACATATTGATTAATCTGTGTGTAAACATGTATTATGTCTTGTTCAGAAGGTCTGAATTCTAATCTTTTTTGTCTTGTTTTTGTGGGCAATGGTAACCTCATCATGTCCTTGAGTTCATGGTGAGCCAGGGTAATCATAATATTATTTAGTAAAATAAAAAAATTATACACTAATATTTTGGGTCTAAATAGTATACAAGGAGAAATTAACATGGAAATCATCATTGGAATCATTGTAGTAGCAATTGGCGCTGCACTATATTTTAATAGAAAAACAACTAAGGCTGAAGTAGAAGAAGCCGGTGTAGCACCTTATAAGGTACCAGAACCGGTAACTACTACAGTTGTTGAACCAACTCCCGCAGTTGCGGCTCAACCAGTTGTTGAAGAAGTAAAATCAGCACCAGCTAAGATTACAAAAGCAAAGGCAAAAGCACCGGCTAAGCCAAAAGCACCTAAGGCACCAAAAGCTGCTACCCCAAAAGCAGAACCAAAGCCTAAGGCTGCAGCTAAGCCAAGAGCTACTAAAAAGCCCAAGGCAGAGTAATTATAATAACTATACGGTAATATAGGACATTATTGTCCTATTACCACGGGAATATATGAATCTAGGATTCGATCTTATAAGTGATCTTAATATCACAGAAAATGACCAGTTTGACTGGGAGGGTAAACCAACCAGCTTGTATTGTCTGGTTGCAGGTAATATATCAAATAATGTAAATGTATTAAACAAAACTCTTTTGCATCTTAGTAAATGTTATCAAGGGGTATTCTTTATAGACGGTAATCTAGAAAACCCTTCAGTATATGAACATATTGCTGTGGCAAATAGAATTACTGAATCATTTTCAACAATACCAAATCTTATTTATTTACGTAATAATGTAGTCGTAGTAGATGGTGTAGCAATATTGGGTATCAATGGTTGGAGTAATTATAAAAGTTATACCGATGGAGATAAATTTGAAATAAAAGCAAGAAGATATGATGATTTAGTGTATCTAGAACAAACAACTAGAAAATTGCAATTACATCCTGATGTAAGAAAAATTATCATACTTAGTAATAGTGTACCATCACTAGATTTGTATTTTGGTGAGATACCAGATATAGATAAAGATGAAATTGAATTAGACTATGTATTAGATATAGATACTGAACACAAAGTCACACATTGGGCATTTGGCTCACATAAAAAAATAGTTGACACCGTCAAAGACAATATCAACTATCTTAATAATCCAAAATACGAAACCAATCCGTACTACGCAAAACGCATTACTTTGTAAGTTACGCTTCTGCCTCAATTTTAACTTGAAGCGGGAAACCTTCATTTCTTGCATGTAAAGTCACTTCAATTCCCTTTTGTTCTGCAATTTCGTATGGAAGAACTGCTACAGTAGCACTGCCTTGTTCGTGTATGCCTGTAGTAATAGATTCAGCGGTATCACTGGTATAGCTAAAATGATCTACCAAACTACGAACAACAAAATCCATCGTTGTAAAATTGTCATTTATATAAATAACCTTAAACATAGGAGGTTCTGTGATTTTTATATTTGGTTTAATTTTATTTCTTGTATCAATTTCGTGGGACATTATATAACCTCTTTTAGAATTGATGAGTGCAAAAATACACTCATCAATTATTTACACAATATGTATTATACTATTTAGTATACTTAATTGCAATCTTTTTCGGCTTCATTTCTTCTGGAATTATTCTTTCTAAATGAATCGTCAAGATCCCATTCTCATTGACTGCATCTTTAACTTTGACATGATCTGCTAATGTGAACTCACGGTGAAAGTCTCTGTTACTTATTCCTTGATGTAGATATTCTTTTGGCTTATCTAAATCACGAATCTTACTACCGTTGATAACCAATACATGACCCTCTAAGCTTATGTCAATTTCACCTTCTGAGAATCCAGCAATTGCTAATTCAATTGCAAAACTGTTCTCTGAAAATTGTATGATATTATAGGGCGGATAATTATTGTTATTTTGAGAACTGGTAATTCTCAATAGTTCATCTAACATACTATCGAATCCAATGCCAAATTTGTGCATTGAAGGTATATCTAATGATCTTAATGTTAATGTTCCTGTTGTCATTTTATTTCTCCTTTAATAAGCAAGTTTATGACTGTCAGGCCCGTTAAACGGCACCTGACATAATTTTCTAATTAAACAGTTGGCTCTGCTTCTGTTTCTTTAGTTTCTGTGCTTTCAGCATTTACTGTATTGGCAGTAGCATCACTGTTTGCAGCTTCTTCAGCTTTCTTTTTAGCTTCCTCTTCCTCAAATTTGAGTTTAGTGATTGGACCAATTGCTTCGTATAGCTTAGGAACGCTCTCTTCAATTGCTTTAGCGTCAGTGCCTTCCATAGCATCTTCTACTGCTTTGATAGCATCAGCAGCTTTTTGTCTTTCTTCTTCAGTAACTTTGTCACTATATTTTTCAAAGTCTGATTTAAAGCCATTCAATGTACCTTCTGCATTATTACGTGCGACAATTAAATCACGCATTTGCTTGTCAGCCTCTGCATTCTCTTCACCGTCTTTGACCATTTGTGCAATTTCAGCCTCTGAAAGTCCAGAATTAGCCTTGATAGTGATTTTGTTTTCTTTACCAGTGCTTTGATCCTTAGCGGACACTTTGAGAATACCGTTAGCATCGATGTCAAGTGTAACTTCAATCTGTGGTACACCTTTTGGTGCGGGTGCAATATCACCTAATTGGAATTCACCTAATACTTTATTGTATTGGAATAGTTCACGCTCACCCTGACCAACCTTAATAGTTACCGCAGGTTGATTGTTTT